GGGTTCGGCGATCCGACTCCCGCCGCCCGGACCGAAAACATCGGCAGCGCTGCCTTCGAGCTGGGCCTTCCACGATGTGATCTGATTGGGGTGAACGTCGAACTGCTCCGCCAGTTGCGCCAGCGTGCGGTCACCCTTGACGGCGGCAAGTGCCACCTTCGCCTTGAAAGCCGGAGTGTGGTTCCGCCGTGCTCGTCTGCTCATCGTCTCTCCTGATTCGCGGGTCAATCTTGCCCGCCGTCAGGCAGAAACTCCACTTATCGCGCTGTTCAGATTTGCGGGACCAGCTCAATCAGCGTAGCCGCGCCGGAATGCGGTTTGCGCCTCCGCGTCCGGCAGCTCATTGAACGCGCGGATTGCATCCTCAGGCCGACCTGGCTTGGCGCCGGTCAACTTCCCGAGATCCAAGGCCTCAATCCGGCGCTGCGCAGTTCGGTAGGCGTCCCGAGCTGCCGAATAGTTGCTTGACGATTTGGCTAGCGCCTCGTCCAAGGCATCGCGGATGGGGACGAGCTCGGCAACTAGCGCGCCTTGCTTGTTATCCGTCGCCTTCGAAATCATCATATCGATATTGGTCTTGGCGCGGAACGCGTGATTGACATTCGAGAGCGTGAGGTTCGGCGCCGCGAGATAGGAACGCGCTTCCTTCAAGGCGTTGCCGATCGGATCGCGTAGCGCCGCCTCGGATTGTTCGATGCCGGCCCGCGCTGCAAGGTCGGTCGGAACGGCGCCCTGGGCTCGAGCAAGGTTATCGGCCGCGGGCGAGATCGATCGGTTCGCAATCGCAACCGGGCCCGTCACGTCGATAGGCGAGGTCTCCCGCTTCACGGGCGCGTAATTGTGGCCGGCCTCAAAGTTGGCGTTCTCCACCATGCGGGCGCGGGTTTGCTCCGCCGTCTGTGGCGAGTCAAAAGCCTCTTGGAAAGCGCTGGAGAGTCGCCGGCCCTGATCGCCCTGTCGAGCCTCCAAAGTCCGGACCACCGCTGTACGGCCCTCTCCTGGCGCCCTGGCTACCGTTGAAAGCATCCGCTGGCCGGCATTGCCCATGGCGTCCGCGAGCGTATAGGCCCCCTGCCCCTCGTTCGCCGCTTGGACGGCATCGAGGCTGAGCTGATCCGGTGAAATCCTGCTTTCGTGGATTGCGCGGGCAACCTGGCCCTCAGCAAACCCCTTCGGATTGTATCGGGCCATGATGTTGGACACGACGGGCGAAAGAAGCCCCTTGACCGTGCCGAGCACGGCGGGAGCGGCGCCGCCCACAACCAGACCAGCTAGAGCGCTCTTCACTGCGTTCTCTGCTCGATCGCTCAACCCGTTGCCTTCCATGGCACCAGAGAAGCCGCCAAGAATGCCAGCGTCGGCCGCCGAAGCCGCAGAGCGGGCCAGCAAACCGGATTCAGGCCCAAGGAAGCGCATTGCAGTAGCGCCGGACTTCGCCAGCCCACCGCCCGCCACCGCGCCGCCCAAAGCCTCCGCAGCGCCGCCAACTACGCCCGTGTTCTTTTGCGCCTCGCCCGTAATCAGGTCTTCGCGCGCCTTGGCGTAGTTGTAGCCCTCGCGGGGATCGAACGTGCCGCGCTTGATCATTTCAAGCGGGGTCTGCATCGCAGCCAAAACGGTATTGTCGGCTCCGAGCGTCACGCCATGCGCAAGCCGACGCGTAAAGCCGGCATCTGAGGTTAGCGCATTGCCATAGGAGCCCCCGGCGTCCTGGTCGGGGAATATCGTCTTGCGCTCGTCAATCGCGGCCTGCTGGTATTTGTCCGGCCCCTTTTTGCTTCCGAAATTTTGGGACATGACGCGGTTGATCGTGTCGCCGTCCGTCCCATCTGGGAAATCGACGGTTGCGCCGTTCGGAGCCGTTACTGTGATGGTCATTTCGTGTTGCTCAGTCCCTTGTCAGGAGTCCAGACGTAGGCGCCGGGAGAAGGCGTTGCGGGCGAGGATGCCGCGGCGGAATGCGCGCCGCCGCCCTCCTTGTAGGCCTCTTGCCGCTGCCGCTGGATTGCGCGGTGCATGACCTGAGCCTCCATGCGGAGCTGATCCAGCGCCGCAGCGTAGGCCTCCGGCCCGTCCGCCGTGGACAGGATCTTGCGCGCATACTCGATATCGCTTTCGCGCAATGCACCTTGCGGGTTGATCGTGCGGGCGTAGTCCTTGGCTGCCGTGTCGGTCGCGATCAGGAAGCGCTTAAAGACGGGGTTCGAATGTTCCCGCTGCCCCATCTGGACGAGCTTGTTAACGGTCATCCAGTCCGATCGTGGCAAGGCTTCGGATGCGGCCTGAGCAAGCGGCAAGGATTCCTCCATCGCCTTTTCAGCAACGCCGAAATGCGTGCTCTTTGTGCCGAGCGTTCGGGCACCGGAAACAAGCTCAGCCTGCTTCGCGATGTTGCGCAGAATGGCGTCCGCATCCATTCCCTTGCTCTCGGCAATGTCGGCCGCCATCCTCTGGATTTTGAGAATATTGGCCGCGCCCTGAGCACCGCGACCGAGGCCGGTTAGTGCTTTCGTGTCGCCAGCCAAGACGCGTTCGGCAAGTAGGCCGGCCGTCTTGTCATCGATCGACGCCGCATCGCTGCCGTCCTGGTTCTTGTGGATGATAACGGGCTTGCCGTCAGGTCCAACCTGCCAAAGCTCGCCGCCCTTGCCGAGAACGTTGACCTTGTTCGGGTCCGCATCCTTGGTCGCGATCCACTTCTGATAGGACATGGCCGTTTCGCCCTCGGGAAGGTTCTTTTTGTAGTATTCGTATTCCTGGGCGCTGGTTGGCGTCTTGTCGGCCGGCTCATAGGCGCGAACCACCTTGCCGTCCTTGTAAATGTAGCCTTCGCCAAGCGGCGTTGGGGCGCGATCGGGCGTATAGGCGCGACGAATGTTGCCGGCGCTGTCCGCAACGTAGCCATCCCCAAGAGACTGAACCGTTTTCGGCCCGAACGTCTGCTTGACAAGCTCTTTCATCAGCTCGGGATTGACGGCTGCGGCTTGGGCCACTCGCGGGTCAACGCCGCGCTCAACTAGCGCCTGTTGCGTCATGTTGAGCGCCTGGTTGCCCCTCGTAACCGGGTCTGTGAAATTGCCCGTCAGGGCGCCAATGATGCTCCCGCCGTTCCCAAGGCTTTGCAGGCCGGCGTTGACGCGATCGAGGAAGCCACCGCCGCTGTTCTGCGGCATATAAGGCGGAGGTGCGGCCTGCGTGCTCTGAGGCATGTAAGGCGCGGGCTGCGGCGCGTAAGCCATGGCGTTGCGCGGAGCCCCAACCGGGCCTTGCGGCCAAGGCGCGGAGTCGAGCGCGTTGGGTTCGTTGGCTGGAACCACCTGAGGCTGGGGAGCCGCAGCATAGGCGTTCATCGGCGCCGAACCATATTGCGCCACGTCGCTAGGCAGCATGGGGCTGGTGGACTGTTGCCACGCGTTGTTTTTCAGGAAATCGAGCAAGCCGCCGACGTTGCCGTTTCCAAAGTTGATACCGTCCAAGAGACCAGCCATTTAGGCAACCTTCCTAACCGCCCGCTCGGTTGCGAGCTTGTAGTCAACGGCCTTGAACTCACCGATTTTGCCAACGGCCTCGGGCGCGTACTGCTCCACGTCCTGAGCCATGAGGCCGATCTGAAAGCCCGGCTGGCCCTTGTAGCGATAGCGATAAACCGGCGTGCCATCGTGCAGCGCGCCGACCTCCTCGATATCTTCCTTGGCGTTGCGGTCGGAAATGAATTTGATCATGTTGGCCGCTGTGCCAATGCCGCCCGCCGCGCCGCCGCCGCTGCCGCCGAACAGCTGCGATAGGCCGCCAGTGATGCCCATGAACTGCTGAACGCCGGACATCTGGTTGGTCTGCGTCGTCGTGCCGTTGCTCTGCGAGCCAAGGCCGGCAATCGGAATGCCGATCTGAGCGAGCAAGCCAAGGGCCTGCACCGGGATTCCGCGTCGCTGTGCCTCTGCGGCAAGGGTAGCGTTCGCGCCAGTATTCGCGGCGTCAGTCGCGGCGCCGGCCGCCGTGACGCCCTGCCCGCGGTTGGCAAGATCCTGCTGAGTAAGCCCGGTCTGGATGCCCGCAGTCGTGTTGCCAGCGTTGTAGAGGTCTTTCGCCGCGCCCTGCTGATTTTGGACGTTCTGATTATATTGCGCCATGATGGTAGGCGCGACGCCCTGCGCAATTCCGCGGCCAAGCGCCTGCTGATTGTAGCCCGAGAGATCGCGGCCAGCCGCGGCGAACTGCCCGTTTGTGGCGTTGGTGATATCCGAGGTTAGCGCGGCAATGGTATCGGAAAAGCCGGGCGTGGTCCTGGGGTCATAGTTCGTATTCGAGGCAAGCGGCTGGGTTGCCTTCAAATAAGCCTGATAGGCATCGTTGATGTTGCCGGACTGAGCCGTCGCACCGCCACCGCCAAGCAATGTCGTGGCGTAATTGTCCACTGCCGGCGCGTACTTGGCTGCCGCATTGTTGGCGTTCTGGACGATCGTGTTAAGAGCGCCGTTCTCTGCCGACGTGACGCCCGTATTGTTCAAGCCGCCCTGCAATTGCGTCAGGATATTCTTAAGCGCCGGCTGGGCCTCAAGCCAAGGCTGCGTCTGGCTCTGCGTCGTGCTGGTCTGCTTGCTCTCGCCACCCATGCTATACGTCTTTCTCCAGTATGACGAACTTTGCGCGATATGAGCGCAACACTCGTTCCCATCCGCGCCGACCAATGATCCGCGTTCGCAAGGCGCCTTCTGCTTTCGCGTAATTCTCGATATGCTCAATGAGTGGGAGCCATCGCTTCCGGTCGCGGCCTGAGCAAGCCGTGATTGTGCAAACGTCGCGCGCTAGGTGCGTCGTGGCCGCCGCCAGTATCGAGGAGCCATCCCAGGCCAGCCAAAGAAGTTGCTCGCCAGAGAGAACCTGATTTTCGATGCTGGCAAAGTCACTGAGCCCGGTTCGTTCGATCGCGGCTAGAATGAGCGGCCTGACATAGCGCCAAAAATCAAAAACCCGATCCGGATCAACGCAGATCAGCTCAACCGTGCAGGGCATACTTGAAGCTGCGATTTGCGGTCGCGCTGTTCGCGTGCGTGATCGTAAACGAGCCGTTCACTACGGCTGAAACGTACATTGTTCCGTTGCCAATCTCTGCCGCCGCATTCGCTGTTGTCGGGGTCAAGATCGGAACGCTACCGCTCGAGCAATTTGCGTCCGTTACGGTCGTGGTGGCCGCTCCGGTTGTGAGCGTCACGCTGCCGACCGAATTAGAGCGGCCAGACGCGAGCTGCTGTATCGAGAGAACGATTTTCTTTAGGTCGGTCTCTGTAATTCCGGGAACGGAGACGGTCATAGCGCGCCGCCCGCCGCAACGTCGGGGACGACACCGGCAAAGAAGGTCCATGACGTAGAGGCCGGAATGCGGACTTTATAGCGGGAATAGCGGGCGTCCCGCATCATATCGCAGCGCCCGGTTCTGGCGTTGACAAGCACCTCCGCCCCGTTAATCGACGCTGCCGATGGCGTGTCACGATAGGAGAGAGACCCGTAAAGCGTCGCCGCATCGGTCACGGGACGGAATCCCCGGATCGAAAGCCGGTTCTCGTCGGTGCCCTGCTCTGCACTCTCTATCGTTGCTTCCAGGGCGTTGCCGCGAAAGAACCCGAGGATATGCGAGTTCGAGAATTGCGCCAATTCAGGCTGAACGGCGGTCGCATAGGCATCGAGCGAGAGCGACATTGCATCAATCGATCCCGAAATGCTGTCGAGAGATTCCAGGGTTACGCCAGACTGCGACATGCCAATGAGATACTCTCCCGACGTTTCCACCGGAAAGAAGCGGTCTAGGAGGAAGTCATAGCCGAGAACCTTATCGTAAGCCGTACCGATCGCACCGGCTGACGACTTATAGGCCCAAAAAACGCGAGTTGAACGCGGGTCGGCAGCTCCGATGAAAAGCTGCAAGTTGCCCTTGTCGAGATCAGTCAAGAATGTCCGGTCAACCTTTTCGCGGCCGATCGGCTCAGGCACGCCGCCCGGCTCGATCTTATGAAAGCCCTGGCCGGCAAAGAAGAAGATCTTCTCGCCCGCCCGGATGATCGAGTAAGGCGCATACAAGCCCTTGTCCTGCGTGATGCGATCAATTTGGAAGATATAGGGCGCACCGGCAACGTAAGACATGCGCCGTATGGCCTGGTCCTGAAAGACCACGCCATATTCGCCCCCGGCCACGCCGCGAACAATTCCGCCATCAGGGAAGTCTTGATAGTCAGAACTGTTAACGCCGCTCGTCCACGTCGTGGTGGCGTTTAGGCCCGACCACTGGATACGGTAGGGATTCGAAAGCAAGCCGGACAAGACGAGGAAGCGGCCGACAACGCTAATGTAAGCCGCCTGAGGCGGAGAGCCGGCGCAATCATCAAATTGAGTCGAGGACGAAAGATCATAGACTTGCAGGACCGCGTTGGCCTGCGTCGCGAAGACGAGATTTCCGAACTGCGCATACTGCCACTGAGCCGTTGAGTTGAGCGACGAATAGGTGCCGGCGCCTTTCGACACATCAACCCAACTGTAATCGGTGTTGTTGAGACGATAAAGCTTGGTCGAAGTCGCGGCGAACGCCACAACCGAGCCGTCAGATTTGAGCGCATAGAAGGCTCCCCGGCAGGCCGCGCCGAGCGCTGACGTGTAGGGCGAGAAGTCGAGGAACGGGCCATAGCCATCCCCACGCGGAACAACGTTCAGTACGTTCCGGCTGGCCGTGCCAAGGTAGTCCGACACGTCGGGGCGGTATTCACCCGCAGAGAGCAAAGGCATTATTTAGCGGTCCATGTGTTTGACGCCGCCGGAGCAGACGTCCAGGCATCAGCCTCTTGAGGGGCATTGCTCCAACTGGACGACACCGTGCCGGTTACGCTCCAGGTCTCGGCTTGGATTGCCGCTCCGCTCCAACTGTCGCCATCAAAAGGGCGCTGAACCCAATTTACGAAGTCGCGCGTTAGCGTCGCGGCATTCACCGTGACGGCGTAGGCGGCTACGGTCGTTAGGAACACAATCGGAAATGCCACGCTGGAGCCCGTCACCGCATAGTCGGCTGGATTTCCCGCAAGCGCGATCTTAAGGGGGGCCGACAGGCCGGACAGTGCATAGCTGCTCACGCCAGCCGCAAAACTGGTAGAGAACAGCGCAGGGTTGCCCGTCTCGAGAAACGAGCCGACCGAACCGGCGAGCGACGGCTTGAAAACGGCCCCCGTGGCCGTCACCGCGTAGCTTGCACCGCTTGCAGCCTCAGACATACGGAACTGCGCGGCGTTGCCGGCCGCTGTGAAAGCGCCGGGATCGGCCGATTGAGTGTAGAACGTGAGTTCCCCGAGCCAGGCATTGCCGCCCGTTGTCCCGGACGAATATGAGATGCGCCAAAACCTGTGCGACCCGACAAAGAAATCACTGATCGCCGCCTGCGACACACCTGCCGGAACCACAATCGTGCTCGCAGTCGTAAAGCCAGCCGTCAGGCTGGTATCACTCCACTCGATGTTGAAGGTGGCAGCATTCGTGAATCCGTTTGCCGGCGCGCTGATCGCCCTGCATCGCATGATCGCCTTGGCGCTCCCGAAATCGTAGGCCGCCTTGGTGTTAATCGTCAGGCCTAATGGATCCGCCGCGGCCGTGGCATCGTTGCCATCGTACAAATTGGCTTCCGCCGCCCCCGTTGTGTATGTGAACGTCGTACTGACGGCGGACGGGGCTTGCGCCAAAAGGCTCATGTAATCGTCAAAATCCCGTTGGATTGGTCCAGGTCAACGGTGAACGTATTCCCGTTTGTCAGGGTGATGGCCGTGCCATAGTCCCACCAGCCGATCAGGGGCGTTCCGCTGGCCGATGAATTGTAAAGCACCGCATATTGGAAAGGCCCGATCGATCCGCCCGAGGCTGTCCAGGACGGGTCCGTGCCACCGACAAACTTGAATGTGCCCGAACTCTGCGAACCCGTGATGGTGCCCACCGAGGCGCCGCCCGCCGTGTAGCCATTGGCCGTCGATAGATCGGCTGGAGTGCCGTAAACCGTGTTCGTGGCGACGGGCGCCGTGTTGGTCAAATAGACCTTGTAAACGTGAGCGGTGCCGGTCTGCATTTGATGCTTCCCGCTCGCCACGTCGAGAACGAACACCTGAAACTTGTTGAACGTTGCCATTTAGACCACCTGTCCGGAAACCCGGACCGTCAGCGGGCCGGCGTTGAACTCAGAGGTAAGGGAAAGGCCGTTGAGGCTATCGATCGCGCTGGAGAAGCCCGCGCCCCAAACCTGTATGCGCTCGTCGGCCTTGATGTACGGCGCCGCCTCCAGGAGCGCACCGTAAAGGTAGGCATCTGGCGCAAGCGTCAGAAGCCAATTCGTGGTGTTGCTATCGGAGAGCGTGGGAATGTTCTTCCGATAGACCATTTCGACCGTATAGGCAGCGTCCGGCGTCGGGACCAACTCGATTTCATCACCCAGGATTGTGAAGTAAGCGGGCTGGCTGGACGCGTTCGCGATGCTGGCGCGGTATTCGTCCATCTGCGTCCCTGAGCGATACTCCAGGCACGGCTTGCCTTCCACGCTGGAGAGCCGAATGCGCCGCATGGTTTGGAAGTCCGTCGGGAGCGATATAAATTCGGGCTCTGAGCTGCCGGTATCGATAAGCGCCGTTGCACGGTTCTCCATCTGCCGGCAGAACAGAAGCCGATTGAACTTCGCCTCCACAAGCTGAATGAAGCTCGGGACGCGACTAACCAGCGTTGCGTCCTGTTCGCGCGCCAGATACTCAACAGCCGCCGCCTGGAGCGTCGTGTAATCGGTGATTGTTGCCATCAGGTTTGCCCCCAGCCAAGACGGGAGCCCTTCGCGTCGGTTCTCAGGAAGGCCCAATCGGGATCTTGAAGCTTCCTCTCAATGATCCGATCGAACTCGTCCGAATAGAGCCTCAGCCCGACGTTGCCGCGGTCCAGCTCCTCATGAAGCCACCGCTCCATGATAACGTTGGGGATTCGCGCGACGTGCTTTCCCCAATCGCTGGTGTAGGAGTTGGCGCGTTGGCGCTTATTGAGCTCGAGGATCGGTTCAACGTCCTGGACGCGGACGAACGTGAAATTTCGCTCGCTCGCGTCCAGGTATAGCCTGGTTTCGACGGTCACTAGTCGGCCTCGGTCACGTTGAGGACGCCGCCCGCCGACACCTGAACCGCCGAAATGTTCTCGCCTGGAGAGACAATCACATATTCGGGGACCAGCGCCGGCAGGTAAGTGTCCGTCGTGGTTGCGGTCGGGTTCTTACCGACACGGATTCGTGCGTCGGTAGTGACCATGATGCGCACGCGCGACACTCCCGCGGCGACTGTAGCGGCGGGGCTAGCCGCGGTCGTAGTATAGGTCGCGTCCTGAGACGTGCCCCACCGAGCGACATTGCCATGGGTTTTCGTCATGAAAGAACCTCTAGCCGAGGCGGATGACGGCATAGCAATGAACGTTGCCGCCGCCAGTGCCGGAGCCCGTGAAGGCGAACTTGATCACGTCGTTTTCGTTCACGGTGTTTGCACCGGTAATCGTGGCGTTGGCATTGGGATCGTAAACCGACGCGTAGTCGTGGTCCCCGATCGCGGAGCCCGATTGCGTGATCACGAAAGAACCGCCAGTCACGGCAGTGCCCGCAATCGAGACCGTGCAGGTGGCGTCCGCGGTCGCAACCGTCGAACCGAGCATGGTTCCAACGGCAACCACCTTGCCTTTGAAGGGCGCGCGGATAACGCCGGCAACACCGGTTGCAACGCTGGCCGCAGTGCTGGTGACGGCCTCGTCAGTCAGAGGATGGGCAAAAGGAAGGGCCATTCATAGTCTCCAAAAAGAAAGGGCGGCTCCGAAGAACCGCCCGAGTTAGGTTGATGACGATGAATGCTTACGAGCTTGTCAGATCGAAGATGCCGCCCGAGGACTTCTCGTTGCGGGCTTCAATCGTGTACTCGCAGAGGACCGTCGCGGCTTCCGAGTCGCCAGTCTTCGCCAGCGGATAGGACAGGAAGTTACGGCCGGGGAGCGGCGCGTAAGCCCACATATCCGACTGGAGAACCAGCACGTCACGGGTACGCATGAAGAGGTCCGGGACGGCCTTGAGCTTGCCGAAATCGGACTCGTACACGTCCACCGCCGCCGTGATCTTCTTTCCGGCCTGGTCCTCCATCGGAGTGCCGCGGCCAGTGAAGAGGGAAAATGCCTGCTTCTGGAAGCTGCCCATAAACAGGTTGGTAGGCTTGCCGCCGTTGTCATAGCATTTCTTGAGAACATTCTTCAGAAGGTTCTCAGTGAACGCGCGCTGGTTGGCGGTAGCCGCGTCAACGCGAACACCCGTGCCGTCCGCCGCGGTCGGATCGGCGCCTGTGCCCCCGCCCTTGTCCGTGTTGGTCTTGATCCAGGACAGCATGTCCGCGAGCTTGCGGGCGGTAGTGGTCGCACCCGAAACCTTGGCCTGGTTCGCACCGGTAATGGTGGCCTCGATATCGCGGCGGAGCTCCATGCCCTTGAGCATCTTCTGATAGTCCATCTCGTCGTCGCGGCCGGCGTGCTTGACCGCCTGCTGCGTGCCGGTCACGCGCGGGGTCTTGCGTGAAATCTGGCAGATATTGCCGAGGCGGACGCTCGGGGTTGCGGCGTCGGCCGCGTAGTTGTCGTCACCCTCGAGCTGGGCGTTCGAGGTGGAGGCCGCGGCAAGCGCCTGGGTCTGCCATTCGTGGTTGACCGCCGTTGCCTTGGTCTTCTCCATCGCGGTGAAAACCGGCGTTTCGGTCGGATCGATGCGATAGATTCGGTTGGACAGATCCTCACGGTTGCCAATGGCCGCGAAGGTGGAGAAGGCAGAGGTTGCCATAGTCATAGTCTTAGTTCCTTTCGAGAGCTGTTAGCGCCGGGAGGCCGCTTTGCGCTCCAATTGATGGATTTGCGCGCTGATCGCGATTGCCTGGTTGCCGGTCGCATTTGCGAGTTGACGTTCAAGGGCTTGGATTTGCTGTGCTACGCCTGTATTCGCAGGGCGCGCAGCGCCGGGCCGCTGGACTTGCGGGACGGGCTTTCGCACGACGGCGGCCTTTGCCTTCTGGATATCGGCAAGCTTCAAATCGCTATGGATGAGGCGTTGCAGCCGATGGTCGTAGATCGAGATTGACGCCCGACCTTCTGCCAACTGCTGTAGTTCATCCGGCTTGAAGCCGATTTCCTGGAGACGTTCGGCAGCCCTCTTAACCAGTGCAGGGCCTTTCTCAGGGTCGCGAAGCTCAGGGATAGTCTCGGCAGCTAGTTCGTTTTCCTTCTGGACGTGCTCGGTCCATTTGGAGCTGAACTCCTTTTCCTGACTGTCCTTGACCTCTGCCGCCTGCTTCGAAACCAACGCCAATTCTTTTTGGTGAAGGTCCCAAGCTTGGTATCGGAGAGGATCGCTTGCCTGCATCGCCTTCACGTCATCCCAGGTTTTGATATCCGGGAACTCCCGACGCTGCTCCCTTTCGAGAGCTTGAAGGTGATCTTGTACGCTGGCCTCGTACTGTTGCTTTGCCTGTTCCGCAGCCTGGAGACGTTCCGCTAGGGCCTTCTCCTTGGTTGCGACCTCATTTTGACTCCGGCGAAATTCCGCTTCCCGCGAGGAGGTGACGCGCGCGATCGACTCTTGCGCTTCACGGGGCCACGCCTTGAAAGCTTCCTTTTCGTCCTTCGTCCAAGACCTCGGCGGCTCGATGGGGGGCAGCTCTTCTGCCGGTTCGATCGCTTCGGGCTCCTCTTCTCCGCTGGGGTCCTCCTCAGGAGGGGCAGCGTCATCGGCCTCAACGGCCAATTCCTTCGCGTCTGCGGTCGCAGGCTCCGCGCTATCGGCTGCGGGGCTTGCGCTCTCGGCAGGTGCTGTCAATTTTTGCCGGTCTGCACTCAGAGAGCGAACGGCATCTTCAAAACTCATGGACTCGGGAGCGTCGGCAGCGAGGGGAATAGACACGGGTTCGCTGCCAGCGGGCGAGCTGGTTTCGTCAGACATAAACTATCCTCGTGTTGGCGCGAGCTCTGCCGCGGTCGAGAGCCTGTAGACTTTCGAAACTCCATCCGACGCCAAGCGCTCAAACGTCGAATGTGTAAAACCTTCGCGGTCCATGTAGCGCTTTAGCGCCAGAGGATCGCTGCCGGGGCACTCCAAAAACAGAATGGAGAAGCCCGGTTTTCCTGTCGTCATCAGAAGATGCCGAACCGCTTCTTTCGCTCGGCAACTCTGATCATCTCTTCGACTTCGGCCTTAGCGAGCTCGCCATGCGCGGCGATTGTGCCCAAGTGCTCTTTGACCTTGCCGATTACGTTGATAGCAACGAAAAGCTTTTCGCGTGCGGCCACGTCGTCAAAATTGGTTGACCGCCAAGCCGCAACGTAGGCCTCTTCCAGCTTAGCAAAGCACTCGCTCAGCAACTCGTCCTTAAGCAGGCTTTCCGCATGTGAGCCGCGCGAAGCGGCGCTATGCAACTCGTCTTCGTTCATTCTCGGTCATCCATTTCAGGCCTTCCCGCACCGTGTTGATGCTGGGCCGCCAATCGTCCTGCTTTTTCTGCCGGATCACTTGCGCGGAATCGTACCAAACCGTTTTGCGGCTCCGCCTATTCCATCGCCAATCGCTGGCGTTCGTGGTCAGGATGAAAACGGACTTGCCGAGAGCGCCGGCAAGATGCGCAACAGCCGTATCGACCGAGACAACCGCGTCCAGCGCCTGGACGAGCTTTGCCGTTTCGCGCCAGTTGTGGGCCATGGGCTCGAGATTTGCCACGAACCCGTCCAGCCCGAGGTTCGTAACCTCAAGGCTCGGGGCGCCGGCCTGGAGCGAGTAGAACGCCACGTCCGGCATATCGAACAGCGGGCAAAACTCAGAGAAAGCCATTGAGCGGTGAACGTCCTGCCCGTAGGCGGGATTACCGCGCCACACCAAGCCAACGTTGAGCTTGCCCCTCAGCGGGATCTTGGCCGCTTCCGCCTTGAAATACGGCCTGCCGTGAACCGCGGGATAATCAAGACCGCAGCGCCAAGGCAGAGACATGCTGCCAATAACATAGTCACAATCAAACGGGCCGGAGAGAGGAACGATTCCATCCACGGCGATATTGTCCGCGACAAGATCAAGCAGGTTAGGAACAGGCCCACAAATGTAAATGGATGCCGCACCTAGCGCCCTCAGCTTCGGAATGAACCGGCAGAACTGAATGAAATCGCCGCTACCTTCCTCATGATAGACAACGATTGACTTGCCGTTCAAGTCCTCGCCCTGCCAATGGCGCACGCCATCGGGCAATTTCTGCTGAACGACGAGCTGGCCGCCGTTTCGCTTGAACTTCCGTTCGGCGCACTCCCGCCGTATCTCATAGGCCTTGAGGCCATCATACAGCCTGCCGGAAGCCAACAGCGCCAGCGCCCGATCCTTGAGGTATTCCGGGTTCGGATCGATATCATAGGCCTTCTGGTAGTAGTCCGCGGCCTTTTCGTTCTCGTCCAATGCCCGATAGGCGACGCCGCAATGATGCAGAACCTTCGGCAGCCAATCCGCGTCTGCCATCTTGAGGCATCGCAGATACAAATCCTTAGCCTTGCCGAACTCCCCGGCGCGATGCAGCGCAGAGCCGTAGTTGAAAACCGGGCTAAGCTCGGTCGGCGCGATCTCGTAAGCCCGGCGCGCGATCGGCAGATAGTGCCGGCCGTTCTCCAGCGCTTCCGAAATGTTGGAGAACTGCTCAACCAGGGCAACCGGATCGTTTGGGTTGCGAACCAGCTTCGCGGCATGGGCGCGGTAACGATCGACGTTCACGCGTCCACGTCCTTTTCGTCCAGCGCGCGGAACGCCGCAATGATCTCGGCATCAGTCGCATCGCCGGGAACGCGAACCTCACGCCCGGCCGACTTGAAAACCTGAACGCGTCCGCCGTCCTCATAGTCCATAGTCAAGCCGGGCAAGCCGGCCATGGTAAGCTCGAAAATGCTCACGCGGCCTCTTTGACGGTCTGAATGTGTTGCAACGTTCCATCCGTCTCATGGATGGCAAGGGTATTCATCCGGTCCGCAAACACCCGGTAGCCCTCACTGCGGAGCGCTGCGCTGATCGCGTCACCGTCTGACTTGATCGTCTCGATAAAGAGAATGGGCCGACAACGCGCGATCGTCTCGCGTGCCCCGTCAAGCGCCTCAGCTTCCATGCCTTCCAGATCTAATTTGAGAAGGTCCAAGCGTTCCAGCCCGAGGCCGTCAATCATGATCTGCCGAACCGTTGTGGTTGGCTTCCCGTAATCGATCGGCTGCCCAATGTATTCAGTGCCGGCCCTGGCTTTCAGCTCGAAACTGCCGAAGCTCCCTTGCTGGGTATAGTCAGGCTCAGGAAAGGACAATTCGCCCGGTACGTCCGCGAGCGCTGCCCACAAGGCCCGTGCGTTGTGGCAATTCTGGAGGGTGATGTTTCCCGCCAGCGCGTAGAAAACCCGTTCCTGGGCCTCCACAGCCAACACGGAACCCCAACCACGCATGAACCGCGCCCACTCGACAGTATGCACGCCAATGTTGGCGCCGCCGTCCAGAGCCATCACGCCGTCACCGAAATACTTGTGGCGCCACCTGAGGAGATTTTTCAGGTTCGCCACGTCCAACGGATCGTAACACCCGTTTTCCATGATCTGCGCACCGACGCCGTAAAAGTCGCCAGTGTGCGTATGATTGTAGTCCATCCGATTGACGAGCATTGGCCCGTGGTCGGAGGAGACAAGGCAAAAGGCTATCATTTGGCCTCGAATTGGACGCAACCGAAGCTCGGCAGCGTTTCGACATTGTGCCCGGAAGTAGCGTCGTCATATCCCCGGGCGTTTAGTTCGGGATTGTCACAGTCTCCCCACTCGTCCGGGACGTGACGATCCTTATGGCTCCGCCAGTGCTTGCAGTCTTCGCAGCGCCCCGCGTTCACTTGGCCCCCCTCGCGCGGTCTCTGGCGGATGCAACGCGCGCCATGGTCTTGCGCGCCTTGGCATTCAGGGCAGACGGGCTAGGCGACTTCCGGGCGGCCCTCGGAGCGATCTCCGCGCCCTTCATGAACTCGTAAAACTTGGATGCAACCTCAAGGGCGCCATTGCTCTTGCCACTTTCGGACGGCTTCACCGAACAGGTTGCCAGCCGCAAGCACTCCAGACGCAATTCGCTATCGGTCAGTTTCATTCGCCACCATTGTTTTGCGGCTGCTCTTGCTGAGTCTGCCGCGCCTCATGGTCCATCGCCCTGCCAAGCATATCGATCGCCGCGCGCTCGGAATCGTGTTGGTGCCGGCGTTCGTCGTGCTCCATCTGCACGCCCTGGAGGACCATTTTCCAGGCGTGCGACTTCTCGTCCAGACCGTATTGCAGCAACGCTAGCTGCGCATCGAGCCGCGCTTTCATCTGCGCAATAGCCATCTCTGATTCAGCCTTGCGGTTCTGCACCGCAATGTCAGCCTCCGCCTGAATGCGCTCAATCTGCATCCTGCCTTGCATCTGCTGAATTTCGAGCTGGGCCTTTGCGGTCGCCTCGATCACCTTCGGGTCCTGCGGCGGAGGTGGAGGCGGGTTCACGAGCTGGCCGTCCGGCCCTTTCTCGTCCGGGTCCTTGAAGAACCGATCAGGGTTCTTGTGGCCCATGATCTTGGTCAGCTCGGCAGCCGTGTTGTAGAGCTCGCGGTCGCCAACAAGGTTGATCTTCCCGCCGGCAATCATTTCCTTCTGAACGTTGGCAATCGCCATCGTCTGGGCGAATTGCTGTGCCTTGCTGCCGGTCCCGAGGCCGACGTTGATTGTCATGTCGTCGCGCGTTTTCCAGTTGCGCGGATTGACCTCAATCCATTTGTTGCGAAGCCGAACCGTCTGCACTTGCTGGCCGTGCTTGCGGATCGTGCCATGCAGAAGCGAGAAGATATCCCGCACGCCTTCCGCCATGATGCGCGCAATCAGCTTCACGCGCATTTGTGAGGCGCTAAAAACCTGGGCAACGGCGGTCGCGGACTGATTCTGCAACGCGTTGGCATCGATGCCCTGAGACTGTTTGGAAAGGCCCGTCCGGGTCTCCAGCTCGGCATCCAAATACTGCAGCATCGGGAAAACGGAGCCGGATACGTCCGGGGTCGTCTGCCAATTCAGGGCGCCTACCGATTTGGTGCGGACCACGCCACCGGGGCGCGAAACCAAAAGGTCATTGATCGTGCTCGGGCCGGCCTTGTCCTCGCCAACCTCAACCCGCGGGTTGTTGTGGAGGTAAAGGTTATCGAGCGCGCCACGCTTCATCGCGGTCTTTTCGCGCTGGAGCGGCATCACTAGGTCAGCGATCGACCGGCCAACAAAGCGATGCGGGATCGGAACCGGCGTCGTCGCGGCAAACGGGATCGTGTCAAACGGCTCAATGCATTCTTTGCCGTCCTTGCGGAGGATCTCGCCCTGATCGCCTCCGGTCATCACCTGATAGAGGCACGGCCGGCCGGTCCCCTCAAGGTCTACGCGGATATAGTGCTCAGTGAGTTTGACCAGGCGAGAGGCGCTGTTGAGCCCATTACCGGCCCCGCTGTGCTCCTCGACCGTATCGCGCTCCATGGTCTCGATATCGGTCCGGCCGGTATAGGGAGAGAGCGCCTTGATTTGATCTTCGTCATAGCCCTCTGCGATCAACTGCGATTCGGTCTTGGTGACGATCTCATGGAAGCAATAGTTACAGTCCTTGATGCCGCGGGCGTCGCGTTCGATGCCAAATTCCTCGGGCGGCACCCCTAAGACCTTCGCCTGGGCAAGCTTCCGCGTTGTGACGATCGTTACGTCATGTACCATAAGCGCGTCAGCCGGCGCGGGCAGCCCACCGGCGGCCGGAAACTGTTCCGCCGGAGAACCGTTTTCCATCGTCGCCATGTCAGCCATCAGTAAATCGCTTCCCCGTCGGCTGGGGCCTCGTCCTGGCGCTCCGGCTCTTTCGTCATCTCGACAGAGACCGAGCCGTCAGGGGTTCGCATGGTATGCGCGACAATCTCCATAGCGCCGTTGGAGTTGGCAACGTCCTGGGCGAGTAGAGCGAACTGCTCTTCGCTCATGTCGTAATAGGTTTCTCGGGTCTCCTGCTCCCGTTCATCCCACCACACCTTGACCACGCCCGTTTTTTGCAACAGCGCGTCCTTGATGAACGAGTACAGGATCATGAAGCCTGAGTTTTGCTGCATGAAAACGTGATTGACGTAATCCGTTTCCTGCTGAGCTGCTTCCTCGTCCTCGGGGCCAATGGCTTCAAACCGGACCACTTCGTCAGAGCCGGCGAAAATATCCATAAGCTGGGGCATAAGGCCCTCAACCACGTCCGCAACGTCGGTCGAAACGGTCTTGGACCGACCCGGCTGAGACGGCATGTCCTTTTCCATGTCGCCGAGATAATAGGCCATGGCGTCAGCACGTTCGGACGCGAGGGAGGACGCATTCAGGCCGGCAAGCGCGTTCGCCTTCTCAGCGCTCAACATGGTTTGGAGCGTTCCAAGGTCCATGCGCTTCGGCTGTTCGCCCTTCTCTTCCTTCATTCCCTCGTCATCGCTCATATGAAATCAGAATCTCCGTAGTCGAGCGGAGCGTAAAAACGTTCCTGCTCTTCCGTGATCTTGAGTGCTTCGCGCCGAACCTGCTTGCCTAGCGCGCCTGCAATGGCTGTCGGGTCGTCTCCGGGCCTGAGCTTGTGGCGAAAGCGCTCCGGATCAACCGGCGTTCCGTCGCCGCGCGTCATAACGAGCTCGTCACCGTTGAGAACGTAATAGGCCGTCGTCACCTGGCCCGGGTCGTTGTTGCTCGGACGGCGCAAATGCACCGCAACTTGCTTGACGTTCATTTCTCCAGCCAATCAAAATCGGCGCTGGTCAAAGTCCATTCGTTGCGGCTCGAGCCGTAACCCGTCGTCAGCCCATCAATGCGGGCGATATAGATCTCCGAGCCCTTCAAGCGTCGCACGACTTCACCGTCACGGCCGGCCACCGCTGGCACGTAATAGTCATCCCGAACCTTCAAGCGATGCTCAGACATAGCCAAGGTCCGGATAGTCGATCTTGGCGTTAAAGCCCGCGGTCCGCTCGGGATCTTCATAGGCGATCGCCATAAGGCCCAGGCTGTCCGCCGCGTGCGAGGACCAATCATGGTCCGGCCCTAGCCCAATGTTGCGCGCCTCGTCCTTCTTTTCGTGATAGAAGCCCAGCGCCTCACGGCCCGGTTCCGTCGTGGCTTCGTTGAACCACAACTGAGGCCCGAGGCGTCGCAAGGCCTCGACGCGCATCATAGCAGCGCCACGGCCCTGGTTCTTGATCGGCGGTTCAACCTTGAACCCGGCTTCACGCAAATGATCTTCATAGCGCTTGCCGGTAACGTTGTTCGTCGCCACGCCATCATGCGGCAGGTACAGGATTGCATCCTGATAGCCGTTCTTGCGCAGCCAATTCACATGAAACGCGAGCACCTGCCCGCGGCTCTCGTAATAGTCCAAAACCCTAATCTGCTGCCCCGCCCACTGGACAATCCAGATCGTGAAGGCGTCGGCTGATGCTCCAGCGCCGCCGATGTCGATAAACGCGCGAAGCGGCAACAGCGGGTCCGCGGCGACTACGCCAATGCGTCCCTTGGCCTTCGCGTCCGCCAGCAAGCCGGCGTAATAGGCGCCCTCGTAAATGGTCGCGTACTCCCCGCCCCAAATGTGCCCGTAGCGCTCCGGATAGTTCGCCAAATCGTGTTGGCGTTCCTTCTCCAGCACGTCCGGAAACCACGGGTTATCCTGCCAATTGGCAGTGACCACCTCCGCGTCATCCGGCTTATGGGCAACTAGAAAATCATCAATCGCGTCTTGCCGGCGCCGGGGATTCCAGCTCGCCCAAATCTCCGAACGCTCGCGGCGGATCGTTGGTCGCAGGAGCGATAGGCTCCGGACCTTCAACGTTTGCGCTTCCTCGATCCAGGCGCGGCCGAAGCCCTCCAGAGACTTGATGCTCTCAGCCGAGTAGTCCTGCATCCCCTTGAAGATGATCAGGCCATCTTTCGGCGTCTCGATAACGTCGCGATAGACCTTGAAGCCGTCAGCCTCGCCCAAGCGATACTGCGCTAGCTTGTCCTCAATCAGGAGCTTGGCGCTGTCCTTAAGGTCTTTCAGCACTTCGCGGATACAAACGCTCCGCAGCCCTTCTCCGAAGTCTCCCGGCTCTCTTACGCTGTCCTCGACCAGGAGGCCGGCAAAGAAATGCGACTTCCCCGAGCCACGCCCGCCCTTCGCTCCCTTGTAGCGGGCAGGCTTAAGCAACGGCTCGAAGACTTCGGCCGTTGGAATATGCAGCGCCGGCATTTAGCCTTGCGGTTCTGCGTCACGAACCGGAGCGCGGACGATCTCGCGAACAATCTTCTCCAGCCTGATCGGGTTGTCGTCTTCGTCACCGCCGACGATCGCTTGCGCGGGCTTGCCTTCGATCCGGTCCGCTACCTGCTGGATTGCCCAGCTCTCGCCATTCATAGCCTCAGAGACAAGCCTATCGGCAATGACGCGTAGTTTGGTCGTCTTCTGGCCGTTGCTTTCCACTTCGTCATTGAGCGCTAGGCGCAATGCTTCAGTGAATTTCTTCTCTTTCGGACGGCCACCGGGGTTCGCCCGGTTTCCTGGCTGGAAAACCATGGTTCTGCACAACTATCGGTTTGATGTCACACTGTTTTGCGGGTTCGGCTTAGGCTCTCGCCTTGACCGAGGGCATTAGTGCAGATCAACCGGCTAGCCGGCCTTCTCCGCTCCTCTAATACTATTGGGCATCGGGCCCACGCTTGATTCGCCTGCTTTGCCTTGGCTTCCGATGCTTCGCGCGACGCCTTTCGGCAGCCTTCGCCTCCAGCTCCGCGACCAAGAAATCCGGCATCTCATTGATCTCCGGCCACATCGATTTGGGCGTTACCCAAATGGAGGCCAGCGCCCCCACGTCAACGGTCGCCGCGTGGATCTCGCCACGATGATCGAACCAGACGCATTCCGCGCTGTAGCCGTCGATTGAGCACACCTTCACCATGCGCCCGCTTATCTTCGCCATGTCCCCAGCCCGAAACATGGACTAGCCGATATGGCTGTAATCGTCGGAACTCAGACGATCCACATAGGTCAGGCTACTGTCGTCATAGACCGGCGCGTCAAGCGAGCTGAACTTGCCCGAGGAAAACACGCCCCCGCGAAAATGCTCACTGATGAACCAACTGGCATTGTCGCCAATCTCGTCAATCTCGAGCTCACGCGCCAGAACCGCCGCAACAATGTCCGACTTGATGTCGTCACGATCTTCCCGCGCGTAGTGCCTGGGGACGAACTTGTCCGCCATGCGGTAGGCGTCCTGCTGTAAAAGCAGAAATCCAAGCTGCCCGTCAGGCCGCGCAAGAGCGACCTTCTGTCGCCTGGCTGTCAGAGCCCTCAACTCGCGCTTGAGGCGGAAGCGCTCGCGGGTCTTGCCGTTCAGACGTGCCTTAAATTCCTTGTCGCCTCGAGCTCGCTTGTAAATGGCATTCAAACTGGGCCAGACACCCGGCTTGCACTCCTCAAGGTACGCGCTCCACCCGTGCGCCCCGATCTTGGAGATAGCCGCCTCGTAAACCTCGTTACTGTAGCGGTACGAAAGACCCTCCGTCTTGGGACGCTTGCTATAGAGCTCCCTTGCGAACTCCGGATCACGGGCCGCGCGCCTCAAGATAGCCTGAGCGCTCGGCAAGGCCCCAACAGCCTGCCGATGATCTGCATACTCAGTCAGGCTCATGGTCGAAAGGAAGCGGATCGCCTCCGCGTAAACCTCTTCTTCAAATATACGGGGGCGCCCGCCCCGGCCCACAAAGCCCTTTCCGGATAGAATGCTTTGCAGTTGTTGGCGGCGGCGACGCATCACGGAATGAAACGTCGGCAGTCCCGGCCAATAGAGCTTCTGCGCCTCCCCCAGGCTCTCGGCCGTTTCGTCAGCCTCGAGTCTGGCGAGATATTCCGAATACGCCTCGTCGCTGTATCTCAGCCCCCGGCCGAACTTCTCGACCGTGGCGAATGTCACGGATTTTGTGCCGCTAGCGCGCTTGCCTTCGCCAGTCCGCAAACCGGCAGCAACCATTGCGGCACATCGGCGTTCCGTCGCCGCAGCGAGCAGCTCACGAACGCGCCGATCCGTCCGCCCACGCTTCCAGACGACGATATAATTTGGCAGATCAGGCGGGCTTAGGCTCTTGAGCGAACCGTGAAGCGTGGTCTCAAAGAACTTAATTGCAGCGTCCCAATCCGCATCTTTCCACTTGCGGGGGCGCCCGATCGGGGGACACTTCCTTGCGGTCATGCGCTCCCCCGGTAGGTCAAAACGAAAAAGCCCCGGGCGAGAGGCCCAGGGCGTAATTCGGCATTGGATGTGATTTGCAGGGTTATATTCGGGTAGCGACTGCACCGCAAGTCCTTTTTGTACCAAACCGCATTTAATGCTGCGACAAGTTGACTCAGGGCAAGCTGTCCGAACCTTGGACAGCATCAAGATGTCCGAGCCTCGGACAACTTCATTCGTGCGCGCCTGGATGGTCGCGAACGTCTCCGCTCCCGGCCTTGAGCTTGTCCGTGCGCCCACCTAGACATGAGTTGATCATGGGCGAAGGTGATCACACCGGGATGCTGCCTTTCTGTTGCAGAGCGCACAGCCTGAGCGACTTGCGCGGCCGGCAGATTGAGCCATCCGCCTGCGACTAGATGGCCCTCCAAATCGTCCCTGACGCTCTCGGCAACCATCATCGCCATACCGCGATCAGGCAGCCAAACTACCTCCTCGATGACGAGCTGAGCGGGAGAGGTCCGCCGCAACCGCTTCACGGCGCCCAGGAGATCCGTGGCGTAGTTCAAACGGCACGGGTTGCCCACCGTTGTGGTGGCAATGAAAACGCACGCGTAGCCTTGGCTTCTCAGCGCAGAACCCATCGCGGATCTGTAGCTCTCAAGATCAACCGGCATGGGCGAGCATCCTTTCGCTGATCTTCTCCTGGCCGTTGCGCAGCCGCTTCCCGTTCTTCATGAATCCGACGCCGCCAATCCACACCCGGGCATGCAGGACTCCGGAGCCATCCGACTCCATCGGGCGTTCAACCATGAAGTTGGGCGGATGCGCGCGGCCTGGACGCTCGTTCATTTCCGGAATACCGACCGCAAGTGCCGGCCCGCCGAACTCGGCAAGAATGGCGGCAATGAGCCGGTCAATCCGGTTGTGAACCGACCGCTCCGAACAGCGCTCAAATTGCGCTATCTTCCAAATCGGCATTTCGCGCGCCCAGGAAGTCAGGAGGCGGATGCACTCCCGCCCCTTGGTCCGCGCCAACCAGCTCAGCCAAGCGGCTACAGTGTCGGCTTGCGCGATCTCGCGGGCGCTGGGGACAAAGCGAACCCGCGTCTGCGAATAGCCGTAAGCCTCCTCTGCCTGGTCAATCGCCTGAGCCCAAAGCGAGGCCATGGCGCTTGCCGGCCTCAGAAAACGCCGCTCGGGATCTAGCATGGCGTCCATAACAACGATTGATCTTTTGACGGCGGCTTTCAGTGATGCGTGAAGCCTGTTGCTCAAGTCTTGGTCCTCTCTGCTGTCAATGAGCAAATCAATGAGACGACTAACCTTTTGGGTGCCGCACTCGGACGGGTTGGTGACAAGTTTGACAATCGATGTCGCCGCGGCATGATACCGATGCCCGACACAGACGGTCGGCTGTGATGTATCTTTAAGCCGCAAGGGAGGCTTCCGTGAGGAAGGGAGAGTGGCCGGGAATAGCGACGGCCGTTGGTTGCTTATTGCTCCTCGCTCTAGCCATTGTAGGCTCCAAAGACTCCTTTCATCTCAAAGACTGGCAAACAACGATTGCTGCGATAGTCGCTTTCTGTGGCGCGGTGATCGCCTATCAAGGCGTGATGGCGAGGATAGACTATGATCGGAGCGTCGTTAGCGACGCTGACCTGCGCCGCAAATTTGGGATTGCTACTCGCCTGCAGTTCGCCATGCACGTGATTGGGATGGAAGTCGCGCTCAATCTCTCGCAGCTTCGGAGCCAACCACCACACTTCAATCTGACGAGATTGGAGGCGTTGTTCACAAGGGAGCTCGAGGAGACGTGGGAGAACCTTGAGCACCTGCCTTCCAGCATCGTTTACAACGTCGGACAGGCTCGAGCAGCGTTTTACGACATTCAGCTTTTTTCGATTATCGATCCAAAAGACCCCGCTTGGCTCCCTGACACGGATGGCGGCGCTCCAAAAATAATCTCGAAAATCATCCGGGCGCATGAGCATCTTGCTGAACTTTCGAAGGTTCTGCACAAACAACTTTCTTCCTATGGAGCGGGCCTGAGCTCCGAGGGACGGAACGTGAAACTGTTCGACCGGTGAGAGTTCTGACTTCATCACACTCCATCCTTTTTTCCTTGCCGATAAGCGCCGTAGCGCCGCTCCATGAAGCGTTTAAGGATCTCTCGCACGTCCCAAGACAGGGCCGGGTCATCGATCTGGAGCGCGATCATTCCGTAATTTCTCCAGAAGAAACGCTTTTGCTCCTCGGCAAGCGGGGTCCGCTCTCCCCGCTTCGGCGGTCTTGTGTACGCGTTCATTCTGCGGCTGCCGGTCCCTGGAGCGGCGGCGCGGCCACCCACACCGTTGCATTCATGCCCGAGGCGTTGCGGGTTCGAGTTTCTGTGCGGCGAATGTCTCCTGCCCTGTGGAGCTCGGACACGCGCGGGCGCACGGATAAGATGGACGCCCCCAGCTTGTCCGCTACAGCGTCCGCAGAGAGGCCGGCAGGCTCGGACGTGATGGCATCCAGCACGCGAGCCCTGAGCGTCTTGGCGTGCCCCGCAATGGCCTGAGCGGCCTCCTGAGACGTGCCGGCCGATTTGTATCCCGGGCTGTCCGGATAATCGCGGGCCTCCATTAGCGGAGCCCTCCCGTTGCCTCGCCCGAGTCGGGTTCGTCGCGATTGAGTGGCGCCCTGGCGATCTCCTGCAATCGCTCAATCACGGTCGGCAAGTGCTTGTGGTCAATCGTCATGAACGGGTCGGACTCCTCGTCCCAATTCCGTTCCTGCCGAATTACCGCCTGGCCCCAGCGGTTGACGTAGACCGCCGTTGTGCGCTGTTCCGCCAAAAGCACGTCCTCATTGTTGATCGACCAATCGAAACGGTCGTCATGGTGCATCGGGTGATGCACGACGATAGCGGTTCGGATCTCAGCGCCATGGTTCTGCATCGTCTCGGTCTTGATTTCCTTGGCAGTTTCAGAAGTCGCTTGGGTGCTCATGTGGTCCTTTGTGGCTGTGGCTCATTCAACTCAGAAAGCAACTCACGCAATCTCGGTCGGCACCCCTGCCACGCCTCATTGTCTCCACCCGTTCTCCACCTGCGATTTAAGCCACCCTGTCGGCTTTCTTCCCTCCACCCCACCCCCACACCCCCTACAGGGTGGTGGTGGAGGTGGTGGTTTGAGGGTTTTGCTCCTCCACCTTTCTCCACCTTTTCTCCACCTTGGGGCTCTAGGTGGAGAGGCTGCTTACCTCCACTCTCCACCTGCATTTCTCCACCTTGCGAGGTGGTGGAGAGACCATGCCGGAACGTCATTCGTCGTGCTCCGCCACTTCAATAAACGGTCTCGGCTTGCCCTTGGCGTCCTTGCCCTCGACCACGACAAGCGAGCCGGCAGCGCGCCACGTCCGGACCATTCCGGCGATACGGGCCTTGTCCGTTTTCTTATTCACGTCGAGGCCCAACACCCGGGCAACCGCGATGCCAACCCACTCCGGCGACTGGCTGCTTTCGCGCCATGTCCCGCCCTTGATCTCCTCAAAGACGCGATCGACAATCGGACCGTTCACGCCCTCCAGAGCGTCGGGCCATTCCCAGGTCGTCACGACGCCGACGCTATCGCCGAATTGCAGATGGCTCGGCGCGTTGCCGAGGTCCACACTCTCGAGCTTGAACCAATCGGACTTGTCGGCCGGAGGCGCCAGATTGGCCTTGTCGTTGAATGTCCGGAAATAGATGCGCGGGTTTTCAATGCCGGCGTTCACTGCCTGAGCGTCGGTCATGCGGTTGACGACGCGGACCACGCGGCAACCGTCCGTCTTGGCCTTCGCGCCGCGGGAGCTTTCCGTTGTTATCTCGGTCTCGCCGCCGCTCATCTTGCGGGTATGGTCCACAAGATGCACCGCGACGTTGGCGCGCTCCGCAACCCGGCCCCATTCCTTGATAATCATATCCTGGAACGTGTTGTTGTTCTCGCCCACTTCATGCGAGGAAACGAACGGGTCGATAACGAGCACATCGATTGCGTTGGCCCTGCACTGCTCAACCAGCGCGTCAACCACGGGCGCCAAGATGAAGGCCCCGCCCTTGAGTTCCTTCGCCATCACAAGCGGCGTGTCGCGTCCGCTATTGACGAATAGATAGCCGTCCGTTTCGTCTTCGCTGAGCCCGTAGTGGAGGGCCGCTGCTTCGATCTTGCGCGCCGTCTCCTCCTGGGGATCTTCAAGATTCCAGAGCCACACCTTCATGCGGCGCTTGGGGCTGACACCGAGGAGCCCGCGGCCCGACGCCATCGCCAGCGCCTCGACTGTGACAAGTGACGACTTGCCAATGCCGCCCGGCGAAACGGTCGCGGTCACGAATTTGCGGATCAACAGGCTCCCATAAATCCAATCACGAAGCGGGATTGTCTTAGGGTCAACGCGCTTGTAAGGCGTGGCAACGATTGCAGGCGGCTTGTGGGCCTCGGCTGCGTCATCGTTGCCCGTTTCGGATGGCGCCCGTAGAGCCTTGCTGTAATCGGCAATCGGCCCGCCGCTCAGCACGGAACGATATTCCCGCTCCTGAATTGAGCGGGGATGCTGCAGCCCGTAACTCAACCCGCTTTTGATCGTCGCCATGCAGCGCGACCGTCCATCCTCTTGCAAGAGACCATTCGCGGCGCAAGCCGAAATGAGCCCGTCAATGACGCGGCCCTCGTCCAGGAGCCCCGTTGCAACAAGCGTTCCCAGGCTCACAGCCGAAACGTTTAGCCGGTTATTGCGGTCGCCCTTGAACGTGGAGGAGAGCTCGCCAATTTCGCCATCAAGAGCGGCCTCAGCGTAGGCCGAACGATCGGCGCCATCGGAGCGTTCAGGCCGGCGCACCGTCGCAAGGGCACGGTCGGAAATCTTCGGCTCGGGTTGGGCGAGGATCAGGTTGTAGAGCCAGTCTGGAGCGTCCGCGAAGTGGAAGCTATAAAACTCCTCCTCAACCTCGTAATGTTTCCCGTCGAAGAATTGCGAGGGCGGGAAGATCAGATAGCCACCATCGCCGCGAACGTTGATGCCCTTCTTACTCAGGGCGCCCTCTCTGTTCGTGATCGGCTTGTCGTCCCGCCAACGGAAAAGCATATGCTTCCCTCCGCCTGGCGTCAGATGCGTGTGTGTAGTTGGCAAATCACCGTGTTGGATCTGAAGCTTCGCGAGATATTCGCGGCCATCCGCGGCGCCGACTTCTTTCGGCGCGTCAGGATCGATCGCCCAAATTCCGGCCTTCGGCCCCATTGGAACGCCAATCATCGCGTTGGGCCACTTGGTCCACCACGTTGTGATTTGCTGCGCGTCCGTCGTCGCCTTGTAGAGGCCTCCGCTCTTCTCAATCGGACTGCCTGTGTGAGGATCGATCTCCCTCGGGACGAGCGGCCTTTTGTCCTTGGGACTGCACGGGAAGACGGGAAAGCCACGCTCGGCATAATCGAGAGCGGCGCGAAGCAGCATGTTGCCTTGAATGGTCAAGGGCGCATTCATCGCGAGCCCCCCAGGTTCGCTAAGGCTCGCGTGAATTTTTCCTCTATCGCTGCGGCTCTTGGCTGGTCCGACTTCGCGGCCTCAAAAATTGCCTTGGCAACGGCTTCGCTCACGTCGGTTTCTGAGCCTTCAAGCCCGATGAAGCCAACGCGCAAGCGGCAATCCGGCGAGAGCGATTTCACCGCAACAAAATGCTTGAACTCGTTCGGCAGGCGTGTAGGATTCATTCCGTTGACGACGGCGCCGGCTTCTACCTCTGCCTTGTGGGCGAGGCGAACGCGATGGCGCCGGCCTGGAAACCTTTCAAAAAATTTTTTGTCGGCTTGCGACATGCGATCATTCGCAGACGAAAGCTCGTCTAGGCGGCGCTGAGCCGCATTGCGGGGCCTCGACATTTAGTCGTTGCCCCGCTTGTCTGCGCTGTTCTTCAGATCGCGCTCTAGGTTCGGATTGTAATCAAACGCGGCTTTTTCCCAAAAGCCCGCGCGCTTGCCCAGCTTGATCGCGCGTCGCAGAAACTTGCGGGCCAAAAAACTCCGCGTCGATGCGTTCAAGCAAGCTTTCATACTTTGCAAGACGCGCGACCGTAGACCGAAGGTCGTTAAGCTCATCAAGTGATGCCCCATTGTCGCGAGGCCCAATCATGGCCCGCAACTGTTCAAGCTCCTCCCCTCGGACTGCTACGCGGGGATCGGCATACCAAATCGACTTGATCCTGGCCGGCGTCCAATTTTTCAACCGACGCTCAAGGCGCCGAAGAATGGACTTCACCGACTCACCCGCACAGCCATCCCCTGCTAGCTGACGGATCAGGTTCGACGCTTCACGCAACGCAACTTCACTAGTCATGGCTTCCGACCGCTTTTCGGAGTTTTCCGACATGGCATCTGCTTTCCTGTTGATCAGGAGAGCGAGCGCGTAACGGCGACGCATTCGAGGACGAGCGGCCCGACAAAGTTTGGCGACCACGGCGGGTTGTGCTGTCCGAAAGGAAAATTCGTTTCGATTGCGGCAGATCGATATTGCCCCCGCGTACTGCCGCGATCGGAGACCGGCCGAGCAATGCCCCGTCGTTCGGCTGAACGTGGCGGACTGGCGCAATCCCCCACGCGCCAGTCCGCCCGGCAGGGGTGGAAATGGAATATGCTATGCCCCCAAAGCTCATCATGCGACCTTCCCAAACGACGCCTGAGCGCGTTCGGGCGCTCCAACTATTTCGCGAATGGGATGCCGTAATGGTGAAGCATCATGGGACGCTTTATCACCGAAAGCTGGGCTACACTCTCCACTAAGCGGAGGAGAGAACACGTCCGGCCGAGCCTGCCAGCGCGGGACATCGCCTTTCGTGGCTTGCTCGATTCGAATAGCCATTTCTGGGGTCATGCGCCCCTTTTTGTTCGCTTGCCAAATGGCGTTTTGCGAGTAGCCGGCCGCCCGAGCAAGCGCGGCTTCGGAGCCGCCGCACAAGGACTGGGCCTTTGCGATCGCATTCCGGACACGCACCTTAGCGCTATCGTCGTCTGGCATCAGCATTAACCTCCAGATAACACTTGCAAGTGTATTACGCAACCCCGCATAAGGGTTTTACACTCGGAATGTTCCTTTGAAAGTGTTGGCTTCAACACTTTTTGACTGGCAAAACACCTCCCATGAGTAAGCGGCCCACCCGAAAGAAACCGGACGAAATTCGCGGACGGGATCAGACCCGCCCCACTCCGGAGGCGGTTGGAGCCAAGATTCGCAAAGCCCGCGAAGCCCTGGGCTGGACGCAATCACGCTTGGCGGATTTAGTCGGCACAACCCAACAGACCATAGAGAAGATCGAGGCTGGAAAGGTCAAGCGCACCAGCTACTTGCATGATATCCTGACCGCGCTCAACCTACCGCCCGAGCGGGATATTTTCGTCAAGCAATTTCCCGTTTTTCACGGGTTCATCAGGAACGTAGGCGGCGAGCACCTTCGGATTCGGCGCGAAACTCGGGGGCTTGAGATACAGGAACTCGCCGCCCTGGCCGGCGTGTCGCCAGAAGCAATTCAGGCCCTCGAGACGAGCCAAGACAACAACGTGATGGATCCGCCATCCCCGCACTTTGGAGTCGCGCAAGCTGTGGACAGGGCTCTGCGCAGGCTGGAACGGCGAGACCCGGCCGGGGAGCCCTCATCCGCCCCGGGCGATATTGTAGCGGCCCTCCCCAGCGGAGAATTGGACTTTCCTTATTTTCGGATGGGCGAGACGAAGGGCATCTTCTTTGACTATTTCGGCCCGCCGCCCTGGGACATTCCGCGCGTTCGCGGCTACTTCGGCCTTTCTGTTAGCAATTGGATCCGGGGTTCGTACAATTTTAAGCCGATTAAGGCTGGCGCCCGCTTCTACGCCCGACCGTTCCGCGACCCGCCCTCCGAGCCCGTCCATGTCATTGCGCATCGGGCGAACACCCATCCCGCCGCAATCGACCATGTGTTCATCGGCCTCATGATCGCGGTAAACGATGAAAGCGCCACGCTCCAGCTCACGGAAACCGGATCCCCTCTTGTCCTGCCGGTTGATGATTGGAACTTCTCTCAAGTGCAATTTGCCGCCTTGACCGATATTTGGGGAGCGCTCAGAGCCCGTCTCGGGGAGCCACCTGCCCCATAACACCTATAGGTGTTGACAATAACACTTGTGGGTGTATCGTGGTCCTTGATCGGGGCCGCTTGGTTTAATCGCGTGTCGGCCCCTCTTAACCAGCGGGAGCCCATTTCATGCGAGCCACCAACCAAATTCCGGCCTCGAATATCGCGCCGGTCAACTTCGCCACCATTACGTCAAACGGCCTGACCGCCCTTATTGCCCGTCTCAACGCGGCGGTTGCCGAAGTCGAGAAGTGGGCTCCGATCGAGGAACGGCTCGGCGAGCAATTCCGCAAGTCGGCCGAAAAGCCCAAGGTCAAGGGTGGCACTACCCCCGCCTCTACGTTGATCCGGGACGGCAAGCCCGAGCTGGAAATGCCGGCGTCGGATTGGTTTTTCCACACCCGCGAGAGCATCATGGAAGGTCACGCCAAGGCGCTTAAAGCCGCCGAGAGCGCCGAGGCCCGCGCTGCCGTCAATGAGCGGTATGCGGCCCTGCTGGCCGATTGGGACGCCCAAGAAGCCGCCTACAACAGCAAGAGGCCTCGGGGCCTCGTCCACGCCAAGCGGATGCTGAGCAAGGCGCACCGGGCCTGGAGCGTGGCCGAAATGGATATCGTCAACTATCGGCCGCAGAGCATCGCAGAGGTTGCGGAGTGGCTGGCCTATGCCGGCCGCAACGAAATGCGCGGCGTATTCTTCACGCCCACCGAGGGTGATCTTAAGCAGATGATGACCATTGCCGCCGCTGTCCTTGCCGAACACGGCTTGAACTGAGGGGCGCGCGGCATGCTGCGCTCTGCAGCATTCGCCGCCCTGACCGGTTTTGTTTGTTGTTTTTATTTGGTCTGCCATCGCCTGCGGGGCGTGAGAGGAGCCAGGACTATGTTGCACTTGCCTCAATCCGAAACCGGCGTCCGCGCGTCGCCGCGAAGTGACGAAGAGTTTGCCAAGGCGTTCCGCAGTCTCGAGGGAGACCTGTGCGATTGCGCCATGATGGCGAAGATCGCGGCCGGCATGATTTCTGAGGCCGACAGAGGACAGTTTCCGGACGAATTGATCTTCGCGGTCATGCACGCCAGCAACATGATCGAGGATCTAAAAAAGAGCTACTACGAGAGCTATGGAAGCTCCGGCAACATTGGAGTGGCAGCATGAAGCTTGCGCAATCAAATGACGTTGACGCCTTCGTTCGTCGGCTGGTCGATATCGCGAACCAACATGCGGTAGACATGAAAGGGATGAACGAGAAAGCCGCGCTAAAACACGTCAACGCGATTATCGACGCCGGGCAGATCGTCTTTGGCGTCTACCAGGATCCGCTTTCGGCTACGGGAGTCGGGTACAAGGTTATCAAGGGCGCCCGTGAATTGGGCGTCGTCGCGGTCTCCCATCAGGCCGAGCAATTCGCGATTAGCGCCATCCCCTGCGTATCCGCCGAACAAGCTATGGCGGCGGCTGCTTTGTTGGGTGACGGACAGCGCAAGTCTCATTGACACCAAACATGAGCAAGCCGTCAGCAATCCCGGCAGGTTCTTGGCCCAGGCGAATGGCTGCCGAGCTGGCAGCCGGCTACTGCGGCGAGCGGACCGCTGAGGACTTCCTAAAGCGGGTTGGCAAAGAGTATCCTCAGCCGCGAGTGGCGGAAGGGCGTAGACGGCTATGGTTGAGGGACGATCTGGACAGAGCGATAGCGCCAAGTCTCGCGCAAGGCGACCTCGCAGAGGATTTGTGAGCGTGGAGCTACCGCGCCACGTCATCCCTAAGCCGCTGGCGAGCGGCAAGACCGGCTATTACTACAACGTGCCGACGAAGTATCGCGCGCTCAAATGCCCGGTCTCGAATGAACCGCTGGGGACTGACTACGCGCTAATGAAGGCCCGCGCCAAGGTGCTCAATGAGCAGTTTGACGAATGGGACCAGGCACGCAAGGGCCTGCCCGTAAGCGGCGTCTCGGCGCCGAGATATGGCTCCGTCGATTGGCTCTTTCGCGAGTACAAGATCAGCAAGGCTTATCTGGAGAAGGTCGCGGAGCGGTCCCGCTCAGACTACGAATGGGCGATGGACGAGATTTGCAACGTCATCACCAAGTCGGGCGATCGGGTCGGAAGCCGCCTCGTCAAGACGATCAGCCCGAGAGCTGCGGACAAGCTCTATGATAAATTCATCACCGCGAAGGGAAAGAAACTGCCGGCCGGTAAGCAACGGCTGCGCACGGGCGAAAAGCTTGTGGGGCTCTGCCGGAAGGCTTGGCGGGTTGTGCATCGTCTCTATCCCGAGGAGTTTCCGGACGACGTGCCGAATCCTTGGGATGGTGTGACGCTCAAGAAACGAGCTAAGGACAAAAAACCCGCCGTCACGCGGGAAGAGGTCTACGCCTTCGCGCAAGGCGCCCTGGAGGCCGGCTATCCCGAGGCCGCCGCTACTGCCGTCATCTGCTTTGAATGGCTCCAGCGCCCGGAGAACGTTGTTGCCGGATACATCACATGGGCCGACTACCGCTCGCCGTCCGCGCCCTCAATCATTCGGGTAGCCCACCACAAAACGGGCACCATAGCGCCCCACCCGCTGGAGGAGATCGACGCTCAGGGCAACGCGACCCGGTTCTATGCGGACGCGGAGGAGATCCTTGCGAAGCTCCCGAGGCTCGGGCTGCCCATGATCCTGCACAAGCAGAAGGATGGCACGGCCAAGCCATGGCGCTACAGCTCGCTTAACCATGTCGTGACGCGGCTGCGTAAGAAGATCGAGGGGGTTCCGCCTTACTTCACCCTGGACGCCTGCCGGCATGGCGGATTGACGGAGTTGGAAGAGGCGGAGTTGACGGATGGGCAAGGCCGGGCACTGTCCACGCATCGCACTCAGCAAAGCTATGAGGGGTATGCGAAGCGGACCGCCAAGCGGATGCTGTCGGCAACCAGGAAGCGCTATGCGCACCGGCTGGCGAACGAAATAGCGACAAGCGTTCAGAATGACGGGGTGGACCCCGTTCAGAATGAAAATAGCGAGGTCGTAAAAAGTGCTTAAGTTTCAGAATGATCACTGGCGCGCTCGGAAGGATTCGAACCTCCGACCCTCGGAATCGAAATCCGATGCTCTATCCAGCTGAGCTACGAGCGCCTGGGTCCGATTGGACCAAAACCGGGAAACACCGCACCGCGGCTGGCGAGCCAGCGCACCGACGGGCGTTCGGATGGATTGGAATTAGCAGAGAGACTGACCAATAAAAAGCCCTCCCCGCCTGGTTTCGAAGCGGGGCGTAGCGTTCTTACCAGGTGTTGCCGAAGAAGCCGAATTGCGGACGCTGCGCGACCATCATCGGCCGGTCCAGCTGTTGCGGTACCGGATGCGCCCTGGCGATCTTGCGCTTCGGCGGCTGCGCCTGAGGCGCCTGAGCAGGCTGGGCTTGCGCTTGAACCTGCGGCTTGGTGTCCGCCTTGTTCGCTGCGGCGGCGCCCGCCTTCGGTGCTCCCGGCGTGAACTGGGCGAACGTCTCGCGCACCCGCGCCTTGGCCGACATCTCGGCGAGGGCTGCCGACGTGCTGTCCTGCACCGGCGGCTGAGGCGCAACGACAGCGGCGGTTTTCATCGCAGCCGGGACGATCGTGGGCTGGGCGGTGTCGAGCACGACACGCTCGGGCAGATGGCGATCGGAGCGAATCCGGATCAGCGGCTGATCATTGCTTGCGGTGGCGACGGCCTGCGCAACCGGCTGCGATGGCAGAACGAAGTCCGCTGCGAACAGCAGTGCGAGCAAAGCTCCACCGACAAAGACGAAATATCGAAAGACAGGCAT